GTTGCAACTAGGTGGACTTTCTACTAATCCATTCCTTACAGTTCTATTCAAGCAACCTACTTTTAAGACGCATCAGTTTTCATGGAGACTACTACCTAGAAACGCCGGTGAGTCTGCTGCTGTTGCCGGTATTATAAATCAGATGAGATATAATATGCTTCCGGGCATGCTTCAAAATTCAGGCGGAACACTACTTAAGTATCCTAACATGGCTAATATATCTTTTAGTAGAGACACCTATCTCTATAAGTTTAAGCCGTGTGTTCTAGAGAGCGTTACGTTTGACTTTACTGGCACTACAAACATTCCTTCTTTCTTTAAAGGCACCGGTGCACCGGTAAGCGTTAGAATAAATGCTGTATTCAAAGAGATAGAGTACTGGCTACAAGAAGACATTATGGGTGATAGATCGGCAGGAGCAGCTAATTTCTCATCTACTCCTAATCAAGTGAATGGTCAAAATCTATTCGTCGGTTAATTAATTTCAAAGGTCTATAATGGGCGAGAAATACTTCAATAACTTTCAAGTTATAAACTACGCAAACAGCGCTGCTAGAAACATCATGGAAAGGGTGGTGGTGCTCGACAGCGTTCTTAAGAATGCGTACTCATACTATCCATACGACCTTTCAGAGGGTGTAAGACCCGACCAGCTGTCCAACGTCTACTACAACGACCCATTCATGGACTGGACACTATACCTCGGAAATAAAGTAATAGATCCCTATCATCAGTGGTACATACAGCCTTATGACTTTGAGAAGTTCTTACGAAAGAAGTACAACACCACTATACCCATAATACAGAGCAGGGTCCAATACTATAGAAACGAGTGGTATGGCTCTATACCTATCAGCACAGCTGAGTTTGAAGCGCTTGACTATGAACTAAAGAAGTACTGGGAGCCGACTGACTACGACACGTATGGTAACATCGTAAGCTATTCTAGAAAGAGACTTGACTGGGAAGTAAACACGAATAAGATAGTAAGATACGCTGCAGACGGTTCTTCACTTATAAAGGGTGAGAGACTAGACGTTATATTTACTAGTGACGTAGTCGGCCACGCATCAGTGCACTCGGCAAACAGCACGTACGTGATAGCACAGCACACGAGTGGATACGTCGTTGAAGATAACGACCACGTTGCCGGTCCTCTGAGTTGTCTAGTAGGGTTTGAGTCGCGTGCTAACGTAAACTTTACATCGGCAAATCTGGTAGCTCAGAACATACCTACTATAGAAGAACCTTATTGGCAGGCAGTAACACTATACGACGTCGAGTCCGATAGAAACGATCAATACAGATCTATAAAGGTACTCAGCAAGAGTCTTGCACCTACTGTGGCTAGCCAGTTGAAGGAGCTGCTGAGTGGCTGATTCATATCAACCCGGAGACATCATAGTAGACAGTCTCACTATTACTTCTCTAGATGGAAAGAAGACTCTCGACCTTACTTCTTCTTTCTTAAAGGCGTCGGTGTACGAGAGCATCGTCGTCCCATCTACTATAGCCGAAGTGACCGTGCTCGATATGGATGACCAAATAGGTGTCTTTAAGATAGTCGGCGGCGAGAACGTAGACTTTAAGTTTAAAGCGCCGGGCAGTGAGAACGCTTCTTTTAAGCTCGCTGTAGTTAAGCCGGCCGACGTCATGCTATCAGGCGCTGCTTCTAAGTCTAAGACGTACAAGATACTCATGGTATCTCCGGAGGTGCTGTACGCTGCTGGAAACCACGTGCAAAAGGGCTATAAAGAAAAGCAGATATCAGATATAGTACAAGACATCGTCAAGAACTATCTCAAGAGCGATAAGTCGGTAGATGCAGAGTCTACACAGGGACAGCAGACTATAGTGCTTCCACACTATGACGCGTTTAAGGCCATAGACTGGCTAAGGAAGAGAGCTGTATCTTCTCAGAACAAGTCTTCACTCTTTGTATTCTATGAGACGAGAGACAATGGAACTCAGAAGTATAAGCTGTCTACTATAGAGAATCTATTCAAGGGGTCTGTGATAAAAGACCTAAAGCAGTCCGATACAGTCGGTCACAGCATATACGAGTCGACTCACGACAATATTATAGCCTATAAGATACCGCACGTAGCCAACGCGCTTGAGAGAATAAGACTCGGTGGTAAGCAGAAGACTACCACGCTCGATACCGGTAACATGATGAAGACTTCAAACGTATCGAACTCATCTGCTAGCTTTACTACCGGCGGCACAGGCGAATATAATACCCAGTCTTTTGCAGACAAGTACTTAAACTCCGAGAATCCGCGTCAAGACTTTATTCCTGTAGATAGGGCTCAGAGGCCTGAGACACACATGGCCGGAGCTTCTGTAGATCAAAGAACTTATCTGTCTATACTTCTACAGAACACTATGCTGATACGAGTTCCGGGAGACTCGGCTCTAAAGGCCGGTGGATTGATCAACTGTAACATACCTATTAGAGACAGTACTACTAGTGATAGAAAAAATGATCCTATGCTTTCTGGTAAGTTCTTGATTACTAGAATACACCATGAAATAACTGACCCCGGACAGAGGCCTAGATATACTTGCAACATCGAGTGTATAAAAGGTAAGCTTCAAGAGAGTGCGCAATGAGTGAAAGAGATCTTGGTAATTCGTTAACTTGGTGGGTCGGTGAAGTAGTAAACGTCTACGACCCGTGGGAGTCAGGACGCGTACAGGTAAGGGTGTATGGTCGCCACGACGATAAGACAAATATTCCCGATGAAGTACTTCCATGGGCACAGCCGATGCAGTCTTCAACTTCTGCTGCATTTGGTAGAATGGGTTCAGCGCCTGTCGGTCTAGTAAAGGGCTCGCGAGTCATGGGCATCTGGATGGACTCTGACCAGCTGTACCCGATTATTCTTGGAAGCATGGCTAAGGCCGGCGACTATAAGTCGGGTACTACTGAGGGTGGAAACCCGCAGCTGGACAACGATACTAGTGCTCTTCCAATAGCATCGCAGGCATCTATACCTTCTGACTCTAATATAAGGTCGGGACTATCTAACCCCGCAGCTACTTCAATTAAAGATATAGATCAAGCAAAAGATCCGGATGCTAATAATAAAGTCTCTAAGCGTCAAGCTTCCGGAGACGTTGACGGCATGATTACTGCGATTAATAAGAAGCTCGGTCCGACTAAGAATAAACCTACCACAGCGGCATCTACTAAGCCTCCTGCTCCAGGTAAGACTTCAGACGTACAAAACATCATAAAAGAAGTAGACCCAAGTGCACTCAGCGCTTCTCTTCCAAATGTTAATAAAGCATTCACAACAGTAAGAGATCAGATTCAACAATTCTCTCCCGCGGGAATTATCAACAACGCGTCTAATGCATTGACTAACGCACTAGCAGCTCTTTCTTCTTCTCTAGGTATCGACGGCGTATTAAACGCCATCGGCGGTGCATTCGCTGCACCTAGTATACTCGGTGCCTTTAACATGAGCATACTAGGTTCGGCTGCGCTCGGACTCATGGCTCTAGGAGCATCGAGTTCCAGCGGCTCGGGAAGAGGAAGCACGGTAAGCGCAGTCAATCCTCCACCGATGAATCAGGCTACACCTTATACTCATAAGCCACCGGAAAATCTTATAGTAACTATAGATAAAGTACCGACTACGTACATAAAGCAGTACTATGAGTACACAGTCGATCCGTTTCCTGGATACATCGTATGGTTAGGACCGACGGGAGATTATCTATACACGATTAGAGATGAACCAAACTATACATCTGCTGCTCAGGAGCTAGCATTCAAGCAGGGCAGCACCGCACATCAGGCGTTCGGTGGAAAGAGCCCGACTCCGGACATATTCGCATCTGTTATATCCGGTATAGTAGGTGGCATGCTATCAGGAGGCCTGTCTTCACTTTTTGGAGGTGGAGTAAATCTTGGATCAATGCTCGGCTTCTCTCAGTCCTTTATACCGAGTGCCGGCATATCTATGAATAACGTAGTCGCGCTTCAGATGGTAGGTGCCGTGGCAAGTAAGACTGGAATAACTAATACACTCAACGCAGCCGCGGCCGGTCTCTGCATAGCAGAAGCCGGTAAGAAAGAGATACAGAAAGCTCTTAAGAAGACTCCTTCTCAGGAAGATAAAGAATATTCAGACGCGTATAGAGATCTTCTAGCTCAAAAACTAGCTATGAATCCAAACCTTCAAAGTATCAGTGGCACTATAACTCTTCCGAGCGGTGCGACGTCAACAGTAACAGTGTCGAGATAAACTATGGTAGATGCAAATACAAATATGAAGCACCCTCCGACTACGTTTGATACGGACTATCCGTATAATCAAGCGTTCTTGAGTAGGTCAGGACACGAGATACACATCAACGATGCACCTGGAAAAGAGAGCATAAGAATAGCTCATACTAAGGGTACGTACATAGAGATAGACAAGACCGGTCGTCTCGTGAACACGGTAGCCGGTAAGACCTACATGTATCATGCAGACGGCTATTCTCAGACCGTCGAGGGCCATCATGACATTAAGGTGAACGGCACTTCTAGGGTCTGTGTAGACGGCAGCGCACATAATGAAGTTACCGGTTCT